TAGTAAATATATGCAAAGCGTAATAGACGCATCAAAAGGTAGACCAAAATCTACTGCGTGGTTTAGAGATAAAATCGCAGAGTTTGGTACTCCTAAAGCTATGAACTTAATACGAGATGGTAAACAAGCATCTTCACCTTTTTTTGGTAATCTAAATATGTTTTTCTATGACCCAAAATTTAAAAAAACATTACCATATTATGATAGGTTTCCTCTGGTTCTACCCATAGAGAGATATTCAAATGGTTTCTTAGGTATTAATTTACATTACCTACCTATACCATTAAGGATAAGACTTTTAGATGAACTAATGGATTATAGTACAGATACTAATTTTGACAGCAAAACTAAAATAAATGCTAACTATAGTAAATTAAAAAAAGTAAAATTATTAAAACCAACACTTAAACGATATCTTTCTGGTAAGGTTAAATCAAGATTTCGTAGGGTAGATGCAGATGAATTTACAGTTGCAACATTATTACCAGTTCAACGATTTAGTAAAAGTAATGCATCTAAAGTTTGGTCAGATTCAAGGAGTATGATTTAATGGCATTTAATTTAGGTAGAAGATTACAGGGTACTGCATACGGTGTTTTAAATGAAGTTCTTTCTGGATATCGTAGTCAAGATGGTTTTGCAAGAACAAATCGTTATGAAGTTATGTTGCACACACCTAGTGGTGAAAAAGGAACTGGAAAAGCAAACCTACAAAATATATATTCACAAAGTATGGGTGTAGCAAAGGGTGATGGCACAGTAAGAAAAACTGGATTACGTTGTGAATCAATATCATTTCCTGGCCGAAACTTAGATACATCACCAGATACAAACATATATGGCCCTACTAGAGAAGTTGTAAATGGGTTTTCTTTTGCCGAAGTAACTGGAACATTTGTATGTTCTTCTGACATGAGGGAAAAACTATTTTTTGAAACATGGCAAAGACTTGCATTTGACCCACAATCATGGGCATTAGGATATTATGATGATTATGTTGGTGCAGTTGACATACACCAATTAGACGAAAACGATAATAAAAGATATGGTGTGCAATTAATAGAAGCATTTCCTAAAAATATTGCAGATCAACCATTAGGGTATGGGCAAAATGACACACTACATAAAATTAGTGTTACTTTCAGTTATAGATACTGGAAGAACTTAACAGACGAAGCAGACCTACCAAAATCACTACAAGATAGAATTACTGGAGTGTTAGTGGACAGCGTAGAAAGAAATATTAGGGCCTCAATTCCTAAAGTACTTTCACGATTATAAAATTATAAAGGATGAAAAATTATGGCTTTACCAAAACTTGACAGTCCAACTTACGAGACTGAATTGCCATCAACTGGCGAAAAAATTAAATATAGACCGTTCTTAGTTAAAGAACAAAAACTTTTATTGTTAGCTCAAGAAAGTAATAAAACAAAAGAAACTTATCTTTCTATGAGTAATTTATTAAAATCATGTACATTTGATAAAATAGATATAGATAGTTCACCAATATTTGATGTTGAATATCTTTTTTTAAAAATAAGATCAAAATCTGTAGGTGAAAAAGTAACACTAATGATTACATGTCCAGATGATAATGAAACTAAAGTACCTGTAAAACTTGATTTAAAAGACATTGATGTTCAAATGACTGTTGGTCATACAAATGAATTAAATATTTCAGACAAAATTAAAATGGTTATGAAATATCCTGTTTTGGGTGATGTTACAAGAGCAACTGGTAGTGAAAGTAATAAAGTATTTGAAATTATGAATACTTGTATATATGAAGTGCATGATGGTGATACAATTTATCATAGAGTTGATATGTCAGAAAAAGACATTGTAGATTTTATTGATAGTTTTTCTACACAACAATTTGAATTGGTTACTGATTTCTTTACTACTATGCCAAAATTACGTCATGTTATAAATGTAACTAATCCAAAAACAAAAATAAAAAATGAAGTTGTAATTGAGGGGTTAGAATCTTTTTTAGCATAGCCCTTTCTCACGATAGTTTATTTAATTATTATAAAACTAATTTTGCGTTGATGCAACACCATAAATATAGTTTGACAGAACTTGACAACATGATGCCTTGGGAAAGGGAAATATACATAGGATTATTAGAAGAACATATTAAAGAAGAAAACAAAAGACAAAAAGAACAACAGGGGAAATAAAATTGGCTAATAACAAATATCAAAAATGGATTGATTTAGCATATGCAGTTGACCAATGGAGGATATTTCCAAGAGTATTTATATCAACATACATCTATCTGCTATATAAAGTAGTTATGTGGTACATGGCGTTACAAGCACCTACAATGGAACAAAGTGGTTTAGTTTCAGTAGTTGTTGGAGCAGGTGCTGCATGGTTTGGATTATATACTGGTTCAAGTAAAAAATAGGAAACAATTATGGCTGACGATAAAAGTTTTAAAGAACTTATTAGAGAACAGAAAAAAACTAATAAGTTATTAGAATCTCAAGCAAAAGGTGATGAAAGAGGCGCTAATCTTAAAGCATCAATTAGAAATGCTGCAGGTGAAATTGTTACTGAACTTTTGGTTAGCAGCAGACAAGCAGGTGAACATGACCAAACACAAGAACAAATTGAAAAAAGTAGAAAAGTAAGAGACACTATTGCTACAAAAGAAAAAGTAGATGAAGATATTAGGTCTGACGCTATTATTAGTGCTATTGAGGATCTGGAAACTGTCATCTCAAATACACTAGAAATATCACAAGAAGAAAAAGATGATGATGCAGGAAATGAAAACAGGGCTGCACTAAAGGAAGAAAAAAAAGACGAGAAAAAATCGTTATCACTAGCTATCACTAAAGCTTTAGGAAAAGGATTGAAAGTAGCATTTAAAGGGTTGTTAACAGGTTTAAAAAAACTTAATCCGTTAAAGGGTGGTGTTGGTACTTTTCTTAAAGGTTTATTTGGGTTAGCTATTGGAGGTGCAGCACTTATTGGTTTAAAAAACTTTTTGAATAGTCCAGAATGGGAAGATATACAAGAAAATATTCTTCCAAGATTAGAAAAAGGATTAAGAGCAGTTGTGGGGATAATGAAGAATATAGGTAATAGGTTACTTAATCTTGCAGTAGATATAGCAGACCCAGATAAGTCAACTAAAGATACTATTTTAGATAATGCTACTACAATAGCAGGAATAGTAGCAGTTCTTTATGGAGGAACAATTATTAGCATTGGAGCAAGTATAACTAAAGCAGTTGCATTAGGGGCTGCAAGCTTACTTCCAGCTGGAGTATTATCAACTGTAATTGCCAGTTTGTTTGCAGCTCTTGGTGCATTTGCTATAATAGCTGTTGGTGCATTTGCTGTATTTAAAGGTGTTGAAGCTGGTATAGATAAATTTAAGGAAACTGACAGTATTAGCCTTGCCATTAGAGAAGGTTTAAAAGTATTCATAGCAAACCTAGTTGGTATTATTCCAGATTTAATTTTAGATGTAATTGGTTTCTTTGTTGGACTGGTTGCACCAGAATTAGGTAAAAAAATCCAAGATATTAGTGTAGTAGCAATGATAGACACAGCATTAGAAGACTTAACAACCATTATTCACGAAAACTTACCAAAATTATTTAAAAAAATAACTGGTGGTCTAAATGCTTTCTTTCATAGAGCCACAGGTGGTATATTTTTAGGTGATGAGAAAAAAACTCAAGCAAAAATGATGGATGATATGAATAAGTTAAAAGTATTAAAAGATCAGGAAGATATTGCCAAGAATATGACGCCGTTAGCTCAAGCAAAGCATGCTGCTAATATTAAATTTCTTGAAGAAAGTATTGCTAAGTCAGCTAAAAGTATAGAAAGAATTAAAGAGTTTGAAAAAGGAATGGAAATACAAAGAAATATGCCTGATGGACATATATATGATGATAAGAATGGTGAATTGCCATCATATATGGGATACTCAGGTGGACTTGCAAGGGCAGGCGAAAGTATTATGGTTGGTGAACTAGGCCCTGAACTTATGATACCAAAAACAGATTCACAAATATTTAGTGCAAGGAAAAGTGAAGAATTGATTATGACTGCACTTTCAAGGGGTGTACAAGCAAGTAGTAATAGTCTACCCAGAGGTAGTAATGGTAATTTAAATTTAAATCAAAACAATTCTGGTGGTGGAGGTACTACTATTAATGATAACAAAATTGTCAATGCACCATCAAGTAGTGTAAGCACACATACAAATGTTATTAGAACTGTAGTAGAACCAGACGTTTATTTCCAAAGACAATCAGGTTGGGCTATATAAAAAAAATGCACCCCTAAGAGCTCTTGGGGTGCATTAGCATTTTATAAATCAACAGGGACTAGTCGTGAAGATTTAAAGGTTTGCCCACCGTGTTTTCATAAACTAGGCGTTAGCTAATTTATTAAAGTAGTCCATTGAATCATCTGACTCTTCTACTTGAGTTTCCACGATTGGTGCAGATACTTCCTTTGTATCTACGACTGGTGCGGCAACAGGTGCATCTTCTAATGTATCTGTTACATTACCTACAGTTGTCTTTCCAGACAGAACTATATCTAATCGTGTTTTCAATTCGTCATATGATTTGAAAGCATTTGAATTAGTAAACTCATCTAGAGGATACTGTTTCTTCCAAGTACTTTCTATGGCACTTTCTTCTTTAAAGATTGCAGTTGGACTATCGAACTCTGACTTATCATAGTTCCAGTAGCCGTCTACCTTACGGATTTTTAACTTGAAGTTAGCACCTTCCCAAAAGTCGAAAGGGTTAACTGCAACATCATCAGGAAAAGCAGGCTGCATAGATTCCATAATCTTGTCAAAGATTTTCTTACCATAACGGAATAGAAAAACTTTGCCTTCGTTTTCTGGATGTTTCGCATCACTCACTACATATACGTTTGAGTAATACTGCAACTTACGTTTCTGTTTCCTTGCAATTTCCTTATCTGATTCAATGCCAGTATTCCACAATGCTGTGTTATGTTCTGATACAGGGTCTTTACCAATATCACCACTACCAATTGTGGTTCTAGAGTTCTCTATATACCATTGACCAGTCGGCCCTTGAAAAGCGTGACTCCATAGTTTTGCCCAAGGCAAATCTTCACCCTCACAAGATGGTAAAAATCTAAGAACTGCATAACCATTACCAGATTTATCAAGCTCTGGTTTCCATAGTCTTTCGTCCTTATATGATTTCTTTCCCTCTTGGGGTGCAGAATCTTCTTTAACTGCGTTTAAAAGTTTATCGAGCGAATTGCTCTTTCTTAACGATTCTAGTGACATTTGTCTCTCCTTATGTTATCGTATGTTATTGTATAAATTATCGTATGCTATATATTCTACATTAGGGTATTCTGCAACCATTTTATTTACTGGACTAACCCACTTAAAGTTCACGATATTATATTCATTAAACAAAGTATTAAGCTGGTTATTCCAATTGATTGGATTAAACCCTTTTGCAGTTTCGGGCAGATAATTAGCACTACCCTTATACACGTTATTTAGTGGTTCTTTGTAGTCACTACTGTCGAACCCCACCATGTATATCTCGTTAGCACCCCCTTGACACGCAAGGTGTAGTGCTGTATTTCCAGCAGACCATTGAGTAGGGTAATCAATAGATTTAACCATATCCTCACCATCAACCCATGTAATGTATATTCCTACATTCATTTCTGCTTTTAATTTTAAATCTTCGTAATCCAAATTTGGATTATCTTTCATAGCTTGTTTTATATTTGCATGAACTGTTTCTGGTTCTTTACCTTGTATCACACAGTTTGTTCTACCATCTCTAGGTGTTTCAAATATTCTCTCTGGTGGATTAGTAGTTTTCATTACATCTACAATACCACTTGTGCCTGGCAATATATCCCAATCAGTAAACCAACAAGTGTTGTTTTTAGCATACCCAGATTGGTATATCTCTTGTTGCATGTTATAGTCTACAGATACAAGATTGTCTACTTGCATATCACGATATACTGCATTACAACCCCACGTTTGAATTTTACTTGGTATACTTGTTGGCCAGACTTTACCCAGTCTAGATTCACCATTACCATATACTATTACCTTTTTATACACGTTTGGTAAATTTCCTTCTAGGACTATATCCTTGTGGCCACTCTGGTTGTCTACTTGCAAGTTTCTTTACTCTCTCACTCATCTCGTTATATCTAATTGTCAATTCTGAACATTGATGTTCTAATTGATGGATACGAGATTCTTGGTTTTTACACTTATGTTCAAAAAAACCCTCTGAACTGTTGGACATAATTTACTCCTGTTTTATCAATGTTATAAGAACCATCTTACACTTATTTTTGTCGAATGTCAAGAACTTTTTGTAATTTTTTATCATTTTATTTATATTAGGCCAAATGACATCATCACCTAATTTCTTATCCCAATTTTTTGTATATTGTACAAGGTCATCAAGAATAACCATAGCCTCTATAGATACACGATTACCAAGATATTCTTTTAGAAGTTTTGGGTGTGAACTCTCTGGTATCTCAAAGATACTATTCAGTTCGTTATCTTCTACTAATGGAAGCATTTCTTCTTTAAATGTGTATGTTAAACTCTGCATACGTTTCTTCCATTCCATATAGTTATCGTCACTAAAATCACCTAACCAGCCCTTTTGATTCTTTATGAAGTTTGATAATAGATAATCTTTGACTGTATCTTTATCTTTGTATTTTCTTGATGTTCGTACAAAGAAATGTCTATCGTTACGTTTCCAAAAAGAACTTTTGGTTACTGAGGATTTACCATTATATTTAACAAAGTCATAATCACTCTTTCCAAAATGTGCTTTCAATGCACAATACATTTGATATACTTCAACTGCTTCCATTGTTTATAAATTTCATATAGGTAATTGTGCCATCTTAGGAAGAAAGTTTAAATCTCTTGCGTTGACTTCTATCTTCTCTTTAAGTGCTTTTGTAATAAGACTAGATACTTTGTCTGGTTCGATACCATTATTATAACAATACAATAGTACAGCATCCATGTGTGTTATCTTTTTATCTTTGGCTATATTTTCTATTTCTAAAGAAAACACTTTAGGTGTTTGTACTGGTTCTTTGGGTGTTTGTACTTCTTCTTCTTTCACTTCCATAACTACTCCGTCATAATAAGGGGTTAAGGTGGGGCATTGCACCCCACCAAATGTACTAATTATATTTCAGCACATGCGTAACAGTTAATTTCTAAACCAACAGCTACTTCTTTTACTACAGGTGATTTCCACATTGTAAATCTCCAGTTAAATTGGTGAACTTTCTGTTGCTAGGTAGTTCACCGAAAACCCCGAATGGTTATGCAGCTAGTGCAAAACCCTCATACGCAAAATTATCGTTTGCATTTACTATTTTTGACCTATAAAGCAGTCAACCTACAACTCTCCGTTTTACTATACAATACCAGTCGAACCTATTTCGCCCCCTAAATCGAAGCTATCTAGTTTTGGTGGAGGCGTGGGGTATCGCACCCCAGTCCTGTCTATTCTTCGTTCCACTTCAACAAGTCGTATATTATATATACCATAAAAGTATTGTCTTTGTCAATAGTTATTATAGGTTTATTTACACATAATGTAAATAAGTTTGTAATATGTATTTTGGTTTGTTTCTAGGTTTGTTACCTCTATGAGTCCAAGGCCACATGGGTGGAAATAATAAGACACTTCCTTTTTTACATGGTGAACGGAATGCTAACTTCTCTCGCAGTTTACCTCTCCAACCAAATTCTGGAAAGTCTGTTTCACCAGCCACATTATCATCTAGGTAACAGAATATTGTAAGAAATCTTCTTGCAGCCTTATGACTATTTACATCAATGTGATTGAAGAACTCATCTGTACCATT